TCACGCTCTCCACTGCGAGCCCATTACGATCGGGCGCCGCGATCCGCGCACCGGCTTCGCAACCCGGTACATGCTGGGATCGATGGCATTGACCGCCGCCAGCTTCGCCTGCACCCGGATGTGGGAATAATACTCCACCATCTTTTCGGTCACATGTCCCGCGATCGCGCGCACCGTATCAGGATCGTTGCCCGCCTCCAGCAGACGCGTGATGCATTGATGCCGAAGATCATGTGGACACAAGCCGGAAACGCCGGCAAGCTCGCGCAGCTTGTTCCAGTTGTTGCGCAGAAACCATCGCGACGGCGGCCGCCCCGGATCGTAACGATATGGCGCCTTGCGAAATGGAAAAAGATAATGCTCGGGATGCGTCGAACCCAGCGCCAGCGCACGCTTGTAACACTGCCGCACCGCATAATTCGCGATCGGGTTCAGCGGAATCTTCCGCGGCCGCGACGTATTCTTGACCGCCTCCGGAGGAATATAAATCTCCGACGGCGTCAGATCATCCCCATGTCTGCCGATCGTCGGCTCACGCAGAAAGATGTGCTTCAGGCGAAGGCCGCGCAGCTCGCTGCCGGCAGCGCTGGTGTTATTCGTAATCGCCGCCACCCAATAGGCGAGCTGAACCTCCGGATCCTTCGCCGCCACGTCAAAGAGATGCTTCTCCTCCTCATCGCTCAACACATCGCGTGGCGACCAGGCCGGAATGTTCAATGGAAAATAAAACGGCGCGATCGCGCCCCATAGCCCGCAATGATGCAGCATCTGCGAGAGCATGTTGAGCTCGTGGTTGATCGTCGAATGTCCAGCTCTCCGCTCCCAAGGCCGCACCTCGCGATATCCGCAAGGTTGAGTTCCATCGGCGATCCGGATGTAGTTCGCCGCGCGCGCGATCTGGTATTCACGCAAGGCTCCCGCCTGGATCTGACTGAGCCGCTGGCTGCCGAAGAACAAGTGTAAGGCGTGAAGATAGCCACGGGTTGACTCGTGAGTGCGAGGTTTAAGCGATCGCTGCTCCCGGATTTCAATCCAGAACGCAGCAGCTTCACCAAAGGGCAGGGCAGAGATATCAGCATCAACAGCTGTCAGCAATTCAGTTCTCTCAGCGCATGCCGGGCAGTTGAAATGCCCGACTGTATGCTGGTCCCGATTTCTTGATTTTGCTGAACTATAGGACGAAAAAAGCCGCGTGTCACGATCTTTTTTGGGTACCTTGGTTACCCCCATTGAATCCTTCTGGATATTCAATGCATATCTGCTGAATACACAGGACTTCCAATACGATGAGCCATGCCCCAGATGAAGCAAATTACATTACGCTTGAGCAGCGCTCAATTGCGCCAGCTCCATCTGCTTGAGGAGAAACTTCACATCGATCGGGCCAGTGTAATCAGGCTCGCCATCGCCCGGCTGGCGGAAACCGAAAAGGTGGGAACTTCGATGCGCCGATCGCAGGGGTGACAAAGCCTTTTTACACAATGTGTATATCAAATGCAATACATTTGATATACATCGATATCTTTTCACCTTGCGTTGATATTGGAATCGGAGTATTACTTGCCGCATGAAAAACCACACAGGCAAAGTTTCCAAACCCGAACCACCTTCCCGGATGATCAGTTTGCGCCTAAAAACACACATCGACAAACAGGTTCGCGCGATCGCCAGCCAAAAAGGAATCAACCCCAGCGCATTGATTCAGACCGCGATCTCCGAATATCTGGAACGGCAGACGAAGAAATAATTCTCAGCCGGCCGCCTTCTTCTTCGCTGCGGCCTTCGCGGCAATGCCAGCCTTCTTCGCCGTGCTGAGATCGAATTTCTCCTCGACGGCCGTGCGCTCGATTTGCGTCTGGCCCGCATTCATAGTGACGATGGCCGCTGTGATCTTAGCCTCGCGCTGGGCAAGCGTGAGCGACATCGGCAACGCCAGGTGCATCGGCGCGCCATAATCATCCATCACCGTCACATACCAATCGCGCCGCGCCGGCCGCATGACCTTGCTGACTACTTCCGCTCCCATCGATTTCCCTTTCTTAAAGAACCGGCGTCGGCCGCGGGGCTCCGCCACCGCTCCCCGATCCGCCTCCGGAGCTGCCTCCGGTGCCTCCCGACTCGACCGTCAGGACTGAGCCCAAGTTGATATAGCTATCGGGCAACGTATCGAGATAGTCGGTGAGGGCGGAATATTCGCTGGTGCCGGTGTCAAAGATGACTGAATACTGCGTATCGAACGCCATGCCGGTCAGCGTTGCCGCGGGATAGGATGCGTTTCCCTGGCCAGTGTAGTTATCCCAGGCGCTGCCCACTCCGCTCGGTCCATAGATGCGAATGTCCGCCGAGCTTCCATCGACGACGGAATCAATAAGTGCATCATTGCCGATGTTATAAGGCGAGTTAGGATTGAGCCCCGAGCTTGTAACCGATGACAGGGTATCCGAGACGGTGTAGGCCGACGAAGTGAGCCACGCCGATGTTGCTCCATTGCTTCCTCGGATCGAGCGAATCCTCACTATGTAAACGAGGCCGGCGACAACGCCAGAAACAAATGCCGAGAAGTTGCCGACGTCGGCCACGGGCCCGTCGATCCAGGTCGACGCACCATTCAGCTGGTATTGAATCTGGATCAGTGTCACCAGACCGTCGAGCGGTGCATTCCAGCTTACCTCGATGCGCGGTTGAACCACGCCATCCGCACCCTCAACGGCCGTGCTGGCGCCGCTGGTCAGGGTAATATCCGTTGGCGGCTGCACCTGGTAGGAGTATTGCGTCATCACCCCCGGCGCGTCGCTCGGAAGCAGCTCCTCATCGATTGACCATTCGTAGATGCTGGGATCGGTCTGATTGACGTCGACGCTCACCGTCCAGGTGGGAGGCTTTGAGCCGTCTTCAGTCTCCTCGCCGTCCGAAAGCACCAGGCGGAACTTGCCCAACTCGAGCATCTGGTTGGTCCAGCCGAGGCGCGGGAAGGTCATCAGCATCACATCGATCGGCTGCATCTGGAACGCGGTGACCATCATCGGGAGCATGCCGGTTCCCTGAAAGCGATTGCGCAGAAGATAGATCTTCGCAACCCTTTGCGAAGTGGCCACGCTGATGCAGCACTTCTGCTCGATATCTTTCCAGAGATCCTGATCGCCGTCTTCCGCATAAAACTGATCGGAGCTGTAGCCGTGCAGCGTGTCCTCGGCATACGGCGGATAATCGGTGCGCTGCCATTCGAACTGGAAGTTGTTCTGCCGCGTGCCGTCGAAAAATCCGTTGTCGTCGTAGAGGTTGCCGCTGAGCTGGTAGGGATAATTCGGCGCAACATAGACGCCCTTCACCCGGTTGAAGATCTCATCGGGTTTGCGATAAGGCCTCCAGCTGGGCGTGTCGACAAGCGCATTCTGATCCCAGCTGAAACTCGGGCCCTGCCAATAGGCCGGCCAGATGAACCACTGCGCGCCGATGCGGCTGAGGCGCCCGGCGGCCGCGTACATCATCTGGTCGAGAATGTCGCCAGGCGTCGTGCTGGTATCGAAAGCCACATTGCAGGTGTAACGATCTTCCGTCTGACCGTTGGCAAGTGCGACCTGCTCGTCGCAGACATTGGCCGCTGCGATCAACTGATCCTGATTTATCAGAGACTGCGGAACGTTCAGCCCATAGTCGCTATTGTTCAGCACATGAGCGACACAGAGGGTCCAGTTATCTGTAAAGCCCGTCGTGCCGGCGCGCGGATCATAGATATCGTTGCGACCTTGAACGTTGACGCGGACCTCCGGATCGCTCGGAAACATCGCCGAGTCGTATTCGACCTTAAGGTAGAGGTAAGTGCAGCCCCCAAGCCAGGGCGAGCCGGCCGAGCTCGCCGCCCATGTCGGATCGTTCGCGGTGAGCGACGCAAGGACGGTACCGTCGGCTTGATCGCCATAGACCGCTTCGCAATAGACGAGGCCGCCGAAGTTGTATTTGTTGTTTCCCTCGTCGTAATAGTCAGTGCCATTGGCCTGTCCGCCGAAGTTAAAGCCTCCGACCGTTTGATTGCCAGCGCTGCTCGTATCCCAGTAGACCTTGCGGCCGTCAAGATAGAGATTGACGATCGCGTTGCAGGGATGGCCGGCGAGCACAATAACCTTGTTCCACTGGTCATGATTGCCGCCGGTGGTCGACGAATAAACGAGCACGCCGCCCACCCTCGACTCGCCGAGAATCACCTGGCGATAGGCGGCCGGTTGCCGCGTCGTGATGTTCGTACCGCGGTTCGAGGTCAAGGCCTGCGCGATCGCGCCTGCCTCCATGGAGATGCCTCCCAGCACCAGGGCAGCCATTGCCTTATCGAAGAGAGGCGAAGCTATCAGCGCCGGATCGAGAAACGCGGCGACGCCCATGCCGACCGCGCCGGCGAACATGGCCGCGCCTTCAATGGCCTTGCTCATCCAACCCTCCAGGCGCGGATCGCAGCCCTCAATGAGCAGCGCACGACACCGTTTTCGCCCACGGTGACCACGTCGCGACCGTTGAGGTGCACCAGGCCGGCAATCAGGTTTCCGCCATCCTCGAGCGTTACCAGGTCACCACGGTGCGCGAGCAGCGGTGTGCTGTATTCCGTCATCCCGAACTTGGTCGCCACATAGGACGCGGCGTCATTTACCGTCGAGCCGCCGGTCACCGTCTTGATCGTCGCGAAAGCCGCGGCCTGGGTACTGTACTTCCCGCGGAAGTCGACGGCTACGTCGATGCCGGTGATGGCGAGGATCCCGTCGGCCGGAAAGAGACAGCAATCATTCACGCCCCACGCGAAGGGAGTCTTCGCTCGCGAAAGCAGGAACTGATGATAGGCACGGGTTGCCCAGTGCTCGATGCGCTTGAGTGCGGGAGTTGTCATATTGAATGGTTCACGCCAGCCGGGATTAACGAAATAGAGAAGACTGCTCGCAGCTTGCCGCCCAGTGCGGCTTGACTGCGTCGGATTCCTTTTGCATCAGGTTGAGCGGCAGCTTCTTTGCTCGAGGCGTGAGCCACCATTCGATCTCGACTCTGCAGGAGTTGCAACGGCCGTGGCCCTCGAACTTGTAGCCCATCGTGCGCAACTCGCCGAGGATCTTCGGAAACGCCACTCAATTACCCCAGCGCAGAGCGAGGTCATTGAGCTGTTCGACCCAGTTGAAGCCGGTATCGTCCGGATAGATGAGGCGCTGATCCGCAGCGGTGTAGCGCTTGTGCTGGCCGATCTGCATGCGCACCATGTGCGTTTCAAGCTGCAGTGCGATCGTCGAGGTCTCAGTCCCCATCAGCACTTCGGGCGCGCCGACGATACCGCCGAAGTAAACGGCCGGCGTTCCGATCATGTTGAGGTTCTCATCCATCAGCGCGACCCAGACGGTCGCCGGCGCGAGAAGCTGAATATCGGCCAACGATTCGCCCAGCAGATCGTCGCTGATGCCGCTGAGCGTCACCGTGAGGCCGCTGGCGTTGACCTCGATATCTTCCATGCTTATGCCAATGCCGGCGACGCTTCCCAGGCCGAGCCACGTCTGCCCATTCCAGAGATAGCTGCCGCCCAGCGTGCAGACATACTCTGTCTTTGATTTGAACTGGATCTGCGCGAAGAATACCGGCCGGATGATGGACGAGCCAAGCTCCGCGGCATAGCTGGCAACAAGGTCGCGCGGCATTCAGCCTACGACCTGGCGGAATTCGACCGCCTTGAACGAAATACTGATGAGGCCGCTCTCTGCATCCGAGGACCAGGCTTGCGAATTGTCGGCGCGACGAAAAAGACCTCGAGTATTCGCAAACTGCAATGGCATACCCGCCGGCACGAGTTCGCGAATCGACGGCCAGATGTTGAAGGTCGCGTTGCCGCTCGAATCCGAGTTGACCTGATCAAGATTGCGATAAAGCCGATAGCCGACCTGGACGTAATCGCCGGGCAGCAGCAGGCGATATTTGCTCGTCGGCCAGCCCGAGGTGACAAGTTGGCTGAGATTGGAGAGATTCGGAGTTCCGCAGACCGCGAGAACCGTCGCAGCCGGCGAGATCTGCGAATAGATCGTCGAGAGCGCCGTGTTGAAGATTCCAATATAGGGCCAGTAGCCGCCCGTCACCTGGCTGTTGTCGATCGTGCCGTAGTACGAATACGTAACGCCCGGCGCGACCGTGATCGTATTGGAGCTCGAGGTAAGCGTTCCGCTGGGCGAGCCGGTGCCGCTAACCGTGTATGGATCCGCAATTGAGGTGATCAGGTTGGTGGACGAACCTGCGACCGCAAAGAACACGTTCGAGAAGGTCAGCGCCTGCCCGCTGTTGATGGTCGCATTGTTCGTCGCCATTACCACCACGATGGAGGTAACGCCGGCAGGGCATGTCCACTGTCCGCCTCCGGCGCCCACAGGAGATCCCGAGGGAGAGCCTGCCGGAAGCGGCATGAGTGGATCGCCAAGCAGGAAGGCATTGGAGATGCCGCGCAGCTGCAGCAGGAACGCGATCCAGGGCGCAGCGACCTTGGGCCGCATGGGCGCCATGGTCACCTGCGCCTGGAATTCTTCAGCTCCAAGCCACTGCTGCACCTGCGAGGATCCGCTGAAGGGCGAGCGCACCTTGCCGACCGTATCCACATGGCCGAACTGGATGGCGCGCTGCCCCGCAAGCGGAGTGAGCGTCGGCATCTGCACCAGGCTGAGGCCGGAGCCGAGGATATTGGAATTGAGGATCATGCCTTAGAAGTTCCAGCGTGTAGAAGAGCGGAGATAGTTGACCAGGCTGGAAAGCTGCGCGGTTGTGAGCGCGCCGCTGTTGATGATGAGCTCGAACAGCATGTCGGAGGAGCCGAATCCGGAATAATTGTTGATCCCGAATGGGCTCGTCGGCGTGGCGCTATCGGTCGTCAACAATGTAGCCACGGCATTACCCGAAGAAATCAAATTCCCGTTCAAATAGAAAGCGATATGCAAATTGCCGTCATAGGTAATCTGCAAAACATAATTCGTGCCGGCTGCGAGGGCGGCGGTGTCGATCGACTCAAGGGAATGTGAGCTGCCATTGATGGAAAAGGCGTCATCGTAAGGCGTTGTCGATCCATGGAGGAAATACCAACCAGGAGCGCTATTCGAAACCGCCTGCTTCATGAAGAATTCCTGGCCGCCTGTAGGCGTGCCGCGCCGGAAAGCCATGGTCATCGTGAACGGCTGATTCGGCTGATAGGCGATCGCCGAAATAATTCCGGCAGCGGAGATTGATTGCTGGCCCGAGCCCGAAAATACCGTCGCCTGGATCCCGGGCTTTCCGTTCTGCGCATTGGCCACTAGCGGAATCTGATTCGCGACCGAGGCCTGCGAAAGCGTGATGCCGCTGCTCTGCAATAGTCCTTGCCATGCGGCCACACCTCCGCCAGTGCCAAGAGTGACCCCCTGGTCAGCCGCCAGCCAGAGGCCAAGCGCGGAGCCAAGCGAGGATGGCGTGAAGGTTACGGACGGAAAGCTGATCGGAAAGCTCGCGCCGGTAATCGTTTCGACAACAGTATTGGGCATGGATTTCTCCTAACTTGAGTAAGGCATGTTGAAGTGAGCGCACCAATTCCAAAGGCTCTGACCGCTTGGCAGCACATAAAGTGTCGGACACGCATCGTTGTCGCGAAGATTTCCCCAAGCACCAACAGGATTGCCGCCCGCAACGCTGCTGTTGCATGTGTACGCATATGCCACGGTTCCCCCCGTTCCGGGATCGCTGGCCAAAGTCAGTTCCACCACGGTGTTATTACCGTTGGCATCTGCCACGATCGATGCCGCCGTAATGGCGATCACCGCGCCCGCCGAGTTGTAGACTTCAAATCCGTACATCGAACCCGCTACGAAAGTAGGCTGCGGAAGCGTCGTGGTATCGAAGGTCAGGCTGGGCGCCGCATTCGAGCCGATCGGTGGCGGAACGTACATCGGAATAAAGATTGTCGTCCCGTTCTTAACTATCTTTTTGGGATACACGCCGAGATGAAGCTGCTTCAGCGCCAGCGCACGATACATTGCGCGGCCTATAAGTTGCCCCATCCATTGATAGCCGAGAGCAAGCAAGTGCGGCTGGCCGCTCACATTGTAAAAATGCTGCAGAATATACTCAGGACTTACGAAGTACAAAGCGCCCGGCGTGTTTAGCACAGCCTGAAGCTGCTGAGGAGAAACAATCGCCGTAGTGTGCGCGTTGTCCATGTTGTATTCGCTTGATGTTTGCAGGACAAACATAGGTGGACTGGTCATCAAGCCCGCAGCGCCACCAATGTTAGATGATCCGGCGATCCAATACGGCGGAAGCTGCACTCCATACGAAGTGTTTGCTTCCAGGCTGTCTTGCTCGCCGTGAACTAGAAAACGCGCGCGGGGAACCAGCTTTCGGGCAGGAGTCAGCGCGGCAAACAACGAAACAAGCGAGGAGATTTGCGTAACCGCCCAGCTCCAAGGTGTTTGGCCAGGGCCGATGCCTGCTAAATCCGTCCCGCCTTTACCCGAGCAAGCCGCGCTCATTGTGGGCAAAAAGCCCTGATATCGCTGGCATAGATATGCAAACTGATTGCAGCTGGACGAGCACGGAGTTTCCCCGCTGGTTCCGACTTCATATTCTATTAGCGGTCCAAGCGCCGCCGTCCCAGACAAGGAGAAACTTGGATTATCGTACCCAGGTCCGAGCGAGAAAGTCTGGTTATGCCCGTACTGCGTCGTGGTGACCACGGGACCCGATGACGCGCCTGCCGATAGCGATTGCCCTTCATCCTGCACATGACAGATATCCTGCTGCAGCGAAATATCGGGCTGGAAGGCAATCGCTACTTGTTCCGCTCCTCCGCACGTCATGCGGAACTGCGTCGGCGTTCCGGTGCGGTCGCTCATGAAGAGCAGATAATTCCCGTCCTTGCTCCACTGAAGAGCCCAGTTATTGCCGAGAAAGGTGAGCTGGTTGGTTATTCCGTTGTTTTGCTGAAAGACCTGCAGGTAGCCGCTCGTTGACTGCACATAGTAATAGATCCCGGTCTCAGAGTCGACAAGCGCATTGAGCGCGCCGAAGGGTCCGGTAGCAGTGATCGCTCCGGCGTTCACCGCAGCGGCATTGACCGTGCCGGAAAACCAGTAATTGCCTGCGGCATCGAGATAGGACGCCATCGCGCCCTTACCATCAGCCCGCGCCCAAACAGGAGTGAGCGCGCCCGTGGGAGTTTCCGAGGAAACACTCAGCCCCGGCACGCCGAACATGGTGACCGATAGGGAAGCGGCAGAGAGTATCCCGTCGACAGTGGCGTTTCCTGCAAAAGTTGCAGTCCCTGAAATCCAGGTGTTCCCCGAGCTGTCCACATAGAAGGCCATGCGGCCATTCGGATCCGCGATCGCCTTTACCGCTGCAGTGACGCCACTATTCAAGATCGCCGAAATACTGAGACCTGAGAGCTGAAAAACCGCGGCCGAATCCGACGTCTCGGTGGCAATTCCATTGACGATCAGATTTCCGGAAATGTTAATGTTCCCCGAAGTATCGATCCACAGAGCCATATGGCCCGTTTGATCGGTCCAGGCTCTGACGGCATTCGGGAAGCTGCCGCTGCTGTTGAGCGAAAGAACGACTCCGCCTACGGTGAGCGTGTCGGCAGCGAGACCGCCGGTCACGGAAGCACCGTTCGAAACGCTCGCAGAATGGGCGGTGAGCGCGCCCGTGACGGTTTCAGTATCCGTCGTCAGCCCTTCCGTCACAGTGGCGCCATAGGGCGCGTTGAGCGCGCCGGCCAGCGTGCCCGTCAGTGCGCCGCTCCCGGCGAAGACAATCGCATTAGAGGTGTCTGACGATCCAAAGGAGCTGCCCGAGGTATATGCCGTCTGAACAAGGTAAGACGTTCCACTTTCGACAAAGACGTCATACGCCGCATAAGAAGTCGCTGCAGCCCATGCGCCGCGAAATCTGAAGCCCTGGCCCTGCGGTCCGGTCTGGATTGTCGCGAGCGCGGGAACATTGGGCTGAAATGCGTCGAAGCTCCAACTCGCACCCGAGGGCTGGATGATATAGCCAGGGCCCAGCAGTTGGTTGCCGCTCACGTTGTCGACGCAGGTGACGAGGAAACCGGCATTGATGGGCAACGTCAGCGTCGTATCTGCGAGTTCAACGTTAAAGGCACCGCCGGTGACCTGCGCTGACACAGGTTGATCGACAACCTGGCCATTGCCACTCGCGCCCACCCTGAAGGACATTGCGATGCCGGCGTTATTACACGGCATGAAGTAAATGGTTGCGTTCGCAATCTTGTTGCCCGCAGCATCGGCGAGGTTCGCAGCACTGACCGTTGTGTAACCTCCTGTCATCGAGAGTTCCCCCCAAAAAAGAGGGCTGCTGCATTCTCAGCAACAGCCCGTTCCCCAGATCTGCGTTGTGGTGTTGCATCTGCTTTCGCAGACGTCTTCAGCGGCGATGCTTTGCCGCAAACTTGTTAGCTCGCCGGCGTGAAGTCGATGTAATATTCTTTGTCCAGCTCGAAGTGCTTCCATGCATCCGGATTGACAGTTCCGAGGCTGATGCTCCCACTCGGAGACGCCTGCCAGAACTTCGTGTTCTCATGATTCGGATCGCCGTTGCCGTAGACGGGAGAGAACTTCAAGCTGCGAAGCTCCATCGACTCATAAGCATCGGAATCGCTGTACTTCTTTCCCGGCTTCAACATGTTGGTGAGACTCGACTCGTAGCCGGTATAGATAAACTTCGCGCGAACTGACATTGCATGGCTCCTTATTCGGGTTATTTGAAAAACTGCCGGCCTTCGATCTCGACCGTCTTCATCATCGATACGGCCCAGCTCGGAGCAGTTCGACGCTCAGCGCATAACAGGACGTCGCGCCGCCGGTGATGTCCTGCAGGCTATCTGCGGCCGCAAGGGCTGCCATCGTCTGCGCCAACGAGAATTGAGGATCCTCTTGCTGCGGCCAGAGCATGAGCTCCGGATCGTTCTCCGCAGTGATCGAAGAGAACTGCCATGGCCGCGTGCATTCGTGATACGGCGTTGTGCCATTCGCTTTCGCACGGTTGCAGATCAAATTGATCACGGATTGCATGCCGGACTGGCCCCCGCCGCGATTTTCGCGCCAGGCCGTGAGCGCCAGCATGAATTGATCGCTATATGTCATCACTCATCCCTAGAAGCGCCGCGAAGACGGCGAACGGCGATAGCCTTCGTGCACAGCGCGCACCGAATGACTGACGATCATCGGCGCGGCTCGCCTGATGCCGCGGTTAACGGCTGCCTCTACCGCGGCCGGATCGTGCGCGCCGCGTGCGTCGACAGTAGTGTTGTAGTGATGGTGCGTCGTTCCGCCCAAAGATGAATTGGGAAGGATGCGCCCCGCGCTGCGCGGAATGAACGGCTCCGGGCCGTTCTCGCCCACGATCGCGATGCGACCGCTGTCGACGTCGCCGCCGTCGGCGAAGAAGCCCTGAAACAAACTGCTCACCAGCCCGCTGGTAATCCGCCCGGCGGAGCTGCCGGAGCTGCCGGAGCTGCCGGAGCTGCCGGAGCTGCCCGAGCCTCCCGTGGAGGAGCCGCCCCACAACTTGCTGGCCAGATCGGAGACGCCGCCCGCGCCAGGCAGCCCGCTATCCATGACGACGTGGAGCGGATCGCCGGGCGCGCCAGTAGGCTTCGCTTTACCACCCAGCCCGAATCGGCCGAGAACGCCGCCCTCGATCTGATGAAAGCCGGCATTGAGCAAGTTCGATCCCACGCCGCGTATCGAGTTGCCGAGTCCGCGCTCTATGTTCTGCCGGTACTCGCGGCCATTGTGCGACGGTGCAAGCAGCGAGCTCGCCAGCGAGGAATTGACGCTCTCAAAAGCCGATGTCATGATCGCGCGGATCTGCGCCGCGGTATCCGTCGCCTGCTGTACATAAAGGCTCATCGTCTCGCGAATGCTTCCGCTCAGTGTCTGACTATTGAAAGACGCCTGATCCTGGACGATCTGAAGCGCACGCGCCCCATTCAAGGAATCAATCTGGTTCTGCACGCCCGAGCTCTGACGGCTTCTATCAAGCGAGGTCATCGAGGGATCGCTGGCGATGGCCGCCATTGCGCTCTTCAGCCGATCAAGAGCCTCCGCATATTGCTGAGTATGAAGCGCCGCCGTCGCTTCCGCAGCGGCAAAGCGCGACATTTGCCCAGAAGCGACCGCCGCCTTGATAGACGCCTCTGCGATCGCGTCGCTATTGCGCTGGCGAATCGCAATGCCCTCATTGAGATTTTTCAAATAACCGGTCGCATCTTGATCGCTGGATCCCGGCCTCAACGTGCGACTCATATCCCAGCGCTCGGCATTGCCAGCGGGAGAAGTCTCCAGAGTTTTCTGCCAGGCTTCCTGCCCATGTAGATTCTCGGCTCGAGTCTGCGCAATCAACTTCTCGGCCTCCATCAGCGCCGCCCGATAAGCCTGCGAGCCCTGCTTGACCCACACGGCACGATCGATCCAAAAGTTGATTTCCTGATCGCGGGTGACATCCTCGGCAGACTTCAGATCCTGCAGCTGCGAATGCCAGCTCTGGATCATGGCCTCGCTTGCCTCACGTTGCGCCGCCTGCGCCTGGCGTGCCGCCTCGCGCATCTTATCTTGCTTCTCTTTCGCGCTCTGCGTGTCGGCCGATCCGATATCGATCTGCGTAGCCTGGAGACCCGCCCCACGCTCTTCAGATTTAGCCTCGAGCTGACTCTGAATCTGAGTTGCAAGCAGCAACCTGGTTTTCCAGTAGGACGACGAATCACGCTCCGCGTCGGGACCAAAGCCGTTGATCGATCTCTGGCTTACGCCAAACTGGGTTCCATTCGCCACAGCGTTCTGCAGTTGAATGACCTCGCTCCTGATCCTTGCGAGCCGATCGGCAAGATCCTGCGGTGCCACCGATTTGTAAAGCTGCTCATAGTTTGTTTTGACATCGTTAGGCAGCTTTTTTATCGCATCATTGTAGAAATACGAGGACAGATCGATCGGCTTGTTGCTCTCATATTGATATTTCTGGCGAAGCGCAGCCGGCTCTCCCTGCGTTTTGGCAAGGATCGATTCTACCTGCTGCTCGGCGCTATCGGCGGCCGTCTCGATAGTCCTGTCGACCGTAATCTGCGTCTCATTGAGACCTTCGATCGCATTCTTCAGATTGATGATATTTTGCCCGGCATCCCATGCTTCCTTTGCGACCTTAATCAGCACGCTGCCCAGAGCAATCGCACCGACCACTGGGAAAGCGACCTCGAGCAGCGGTCCGAGACCCAACGTGGTAGAGACAAACCGCTCGGCCGCGCGGACGTTGTTATTCATGCCGCCTTCGAGCAAGCGGATCGCGCCGCTGGCCGCGGCCATCTTCGGAACGCCGCCCTCCATCGCCGCATTCAGCTCGCGGTGAGCTGCTGCCGCTCCCATCGCGGCTCCGCCCTCGGCTTCTTCCGCGCGGGCAAGAATATCCGCCTTAAGTGCAGCCAGCTCCGACGCCCGAGCCTGCTCTGCTACCTGCGCGGCGCGCTGCGAGGCCTGCGACATGGCAAGCCGGTTCGCCGACTGCTCGCGCTCCCACTGGCGTCGTAGGCGATCGAGAGCCTGCCCCTGAACGCGCGCGGCTGCGTCAAACTTCGCGCCCGCCTGGCGAATCGATTCTCCAGCTGCTTGAGCTTTCTTGGCGGCCTCCTGAAGGCCCGCGCCGGTGGCGGCAACGCTCGCATCATAGCTGCGCGTATCCGCGGTAAATTTCGCGGTAACTTCGCCGATTGAGCCAATCGTTCCCATTTACTTCAAAACTCCCTTCAGCTCCTTGCCGGTTACAACAGCGCAGGTCCTCAACGCTTCGCCCTGCGAGGCTTCGAAGCCCGGCCGGATAAACGGATGCGGCGGCACATCTTCTTTCAAAGCATGGCCTGGGCCTCTCGTTTTGCCGCTTGCGAGCAGCTTGGAATAGCCGCCCTTCACCATGCGGTGACCCCACTCGACCCATCGCGCCACATGACTCGTTTTCGCGCTGGGGCCGATCTCTGCGGTAATGAAGCCGTCCTTGTCGACTCGCCCAATGCGCACCCTCAGATCATCCTTAAGCGAGCCAGGCTCAAGCGCGGTGCTGTTCGCAGACTTGGCGTCGAGTATCGGAGCGCGTTCTTCGATCGCCTTCAAGATGACGTTGCCGGCAGCGCGCACACCGCTGCGAACAGCCTTCTCCCGCATCGCCTGGCGCAGCAGCTCGAATCTCTCCGACATCTCGGCATAACCGGCGGTCTCAAGGCCCATCGGCATTGTTTACTCCAATAGAAAAGCCGCCCGGAGGCGGCCTTCAACTGCGATTAAAAATCCTCTAGCGCTGCTTCGCCAGATAATCACTCTTCAAATGCTTCGCAATCGCCTCAGAGAGCGATTGAATCCCGACTGGCCCGCTTACGCTCTTGCGCACCTGATAGGCCCACACAACCGCGGAATCGCTGGCTCGAATCAGTTTCACCGAGACCGCTGAATAGCCGTTCATGCCGATGCAGTCGAGAAACATGCAGCGTGCGATCTTTCCGGCGCCGCTTTCATCCTTGGAATTTACGTCCGCCGATTGCAGCACATATTCGGCGCCTGTCTTCTCTTCCACAACGGTCGCGGGCACTTTCTTTTTAATCATTGCGGCCGTGAGAGCCGAAGCAAAATTAGCCTGAGCATCGATAAATATCTTCGGACTTCCAGCCTGCGCCCGTGCCGGGCCAGCCATCGCGAGCAATAGGATCAGCCCCAATCCGGATACCTGCAATTGCTTCGCGAGGCCCCCGCGCCGGCGCAAGAGAAGCATCCCAATGCCGAGAACAAGAAAGCCGGCGGCCGCCTCGATGGAAACTGCTTGCTGCCAAGTGAGCAGAGGCTTAGGAGCTGCCTGCCCTCCATCCATTTGAGACTGAAGCTGCTCAAGAGCCTCCATGGAGCTCCTCAAATGAACTGCATTCTGATACCAGGTGTTCGCGGCAAATCCCAACATAACCAGGGCAATAACTAACAAGAAACAGGCTACAGCTTTCATCGGCATCCTCACGCCGAAGATGTTACCACTCAATCTCACGGTCAAAATACAACTTAGGTGGACGTTACCGAGGCCCGAAGCCAAACGCCGCGCGCAGCCGATCGGCGATCTTTTCCCTGCGCCGCCTGGTCATACGAGGACGTCTCGTGACGGCCGATCCGGCGACCCCCTTCTTTCCCCACTCCGACGGCATTAGCTGTTCGGGGCGGACCATTTCTTTCGGCCTGCAGAATCCGAAGTTTACAACGCAGGACGCGATCTGCGCCGCGAGAAACTCTTCCATCCTTCCCCTGCCGCGATGTCTGTCGATCAGCGCGCCAAAGATCGCGGGCGTAATGCCATAGAAGGTATCGGGACTGATGCCGATGTCATAAACAGCGGTCGCCCAGATGGAGAGCCAGAGCTCGTCCTCGTCTATTTCCCTGGCTCTTGCGGAGGGTTTGCCTTGGCCTCGGGATCCTGCTTTGAGACGCTGCGCGAATAGGCGGTGCAGATGGCGACATAGATCCCGCCGTAAGTCGGCATCGTAACCATGGCGATCGCATCGTCATAGCCGATCTCCTCGTGAAAAGGCAGGAGCGCCGCGTAGAAGAGGATTGGAAGGTTGTCGGCGTCGAGCGTCGTGAAATCGAGCGACTGCAGCAGATTCATCTCGATGCCGCGAGCTCGCAGAGCCTGCTTGGCCCGGGCCAGAGCTCCGAACGTAAAGCACAAGTCGTAAGTCTTACCGTCGATCTCGATCGGCGTTTTGGGCAGCGTGGGATCGGCCACGGTGCCCGCGATTTTTCGTTTGGCCATGATTCTCTCGCTTTGCGGGGAAAGTTGGAACGGCGTGGATTAGCTGCCGGCGGTTTTGGTAACGGATCCGTCGATATCGAGGGTGAAAGAAAACTCGCTCACCTTCTCGAGGTCGACATCGAACGTGCCAGGCACGCTGACGAGCGCCGAGAAAGCGAAGAGATCGCCGGTCGAGGTCTGGCCTGCTTTCGGATTGGCCGGAAGCTGAACCTCGAAATCATAGGCAACAGGAGGCTCGGCATAAGCCGCGGCGATCAAAGCCAGCTGCCCGGCGTCGTTGGAGATGCGAACGCAGGTGAAGTCCCACTGGCCTTCATCCAGCACGGTTGCGAGCTTGCGCGCGCGATTGTTCGATTGAAAGCTCGTTACCGGCGTCGTGCCCCGCTTGAGCCCGGTCCGTTTCGCCGTCAGAATTTCTCCGATTGGCGCAAAGGTCTCCGTGCCGGTCGAGCCGGTGGCGAGGCCGATCGAAATGGTTGATCCGTTACCGGCAACCTGGCCCTTGCTGCCTGTGTATGCTGGATTGGTCATTGATACTCTCCTGTTGGTGCGAAGTTAAGACCCGTAAAAGACATAGAACTCAACGATGGCGCGATAGATACGTGCGTCGTCGTCGAAATGATCGAGCGATTGCAGCAGCTGCACGTTGATGTTTGCGTCGAGGTACCCATCGAACGCCTGAATGGCCGCGCTGCGCAGCGTGATCGCGGCGAGATAGGTCGCACCCCAACAGTCGAGCTGCAGGCGTGCTCGCTTCATACCGCTGGTTGAGAACGTTGGATCGACTCGCCCTCCGACGAGCTGATAAGTAAGCGCTGGCAGTGCGTTAGCCTCAGGAAGCACTACGGGAAAAATTCCACCTGGCGCGGCGCTGCCCAAACCCGCCGCGAGAACGTCGTAGATGTTCGCCTCAATCACTGAACACCGTTGATCTCAACGCACATGAGATAGAGCACCCTATTACGCTCCTGCACGTTTTCGACATTCTGAATCTTGAAGATCCGCGAGCCAAAAACTACCTGCATACCACCCTGAATCGAAACCGAAGGCCCGGGCCAGCGAATCGTCACGCGATGCGTAACCTCGGAGACAAACTGCGCTGTCTGGTAGACCTCGCGCGAGGACATCGTCGAGATCCCGGCGAAGCATGACAATACTGTCGTCCAGGCCGTGAGCGGCCCCCCAACCGCATCCTGCGTCATCGACTGGGCCTGGATGAGCACTGGATTGCGCAGCAGCCCAGCCGGCAAAGAGAGCGGGTCTTTGATCCGCCCATAGGGATAAGCCAGCGCCATCAGGCAACCTCGTTCCGATAGGGATCGAGCAGATTGGTGACAACACGAGGCAATGGCTGATCGACCACCGAACCCTGCTCGTAATAGAACTGCGCGAGAAACATGATGGCCTGAACAATTTCGAATGGAATATGTGCGCCGAGCCATCCGGATACGTTGTTTACTGCCGTTGTCGCGGGGGTCGCGAGCGTCGCATTTCCGCTGCCATCGACCGAGGCCACAAAAGTATCTAGCACCGATCCGTCGGGGCCCGCTCCGGGGATACAGACCGACGTCCCGGTATCGCCGACTAACAGCGGTGCATCGTCAGGATTGAAGATGAAGCCGCCACCGACGCTCGGTATTGCCGAGTTCGCCGAGATCGAAAACGACAGAGGTCCCCCATAGCCCGCGCGAAATTGGATAATCACGTTGCCAGGAACCATCCGAGTCGGTGGCCAGGGCCGCGCGAACGGAGGAATCAGCCGGCCGGACTGCGTCTCACTGCCCCGCACAAACTGATATCCGTATTCGGGATTTGCAGGATTCGCTCCATAGGTCGTATCGACAGTAAGCGCCTGGACAGTCCCCGAAACGTCGACATATTTGAAAAATGAGATCGATTGTACCGGCGGCTTAGGAAGCTCGATCTCTGGATAGCCGTTCCACTCATAGCGAAGGTTGTGCCCGGGAAACGAATCCTTGCGCAGCAGCCAGGTCTGCGTGAGAAAGGCCCGGCGCGTATAGTTCTCGCAGTCGCGCCGCGCCGTCGAGATATAGTTCGTCAGCTGAGACGCCAGCACTGGCGCAAGCGTCTGATCGGAGACTGGACCCATGCCCAGCTGCGTCATCATCTGCACCGGCGTCACCGGCTCCCCAGCGGGCGGCTTGATCAAAACGATATCGTTCATTTACTGCGAATCCCTTCCCGTGGCAGCAAAATCAGATCGTCGGAGTTCTTCAGAACGAAGAGATCGGAATTGATCTTCTCTCTGGTTTTCGGATCGACCTCCACGGCGATATAGAGGCCGGGCGACCTGGTCTGATTGACCATGAACATCTTCCCGGAAACGGTCTGCCTAAGATGGTCGCCGGTGTGGATCGCGCTCTCGAATTCGCCGGGATTCACTTGCGAGCCTTCTTTCCATGCCTTACGGCCTTCGCGGGTTCGACGGCCGATGCATCCCCTCCCGACGCGACGGGATGCGATGGTGTCGCAATTGCATCGTTGAAGGCATGCGCAACGCGCCCCAGACGCAGGAGCTCGAGCGCGGTGCCGTTCTCGATATCGCGCACCTCGCCGGCATAGCGACCGTCAAGCATTTTGACAAGCATGGTTACTCCCGATACGACCAGATCAGCAGCGGAGCCGGCCGAGACCGGCCCCGACTACCGATGGTTACTTACTGCTGTGCGGTGGGCGACTGATCGGAGGTATTGCGGCCTCCAGACAGAATGGCGAGAGCGCCTACCAGCTGCGCGGTCGTGCCCATGCTGCCCACGGCGATATCCAGCTCGACATAAGTACCGTTGTTCGCGACCAGCAGGTCGGCCGCGTCGAGCTCGATGACGTACATCGCATTGGCCACGTCCGAGCCGGGCGTATAACCCGTCGCCGCCTCATTGACGATGCCGCTCAGCACATCGAATGGCGCAGAAGACGCCTCCTGCTTGAACAGCCGATAGGGAATGGCGACGCCGCTGCCTCCCGTCTGCGCCAGATACACATTGAGGGTGATGGCGCCGATCGGACCGCCGGCAGCTCCGAGCTGCAGGATGATCGATGCGTGATCGTACTGCGCCAGACTGAAGCGAGTCGCCGCGATCGCGGTGTTCTCGCTTTTCGGAGGAATCAGGTTGGCGACATGGCCTTCCTGTGCTACCCAGAAACCTTTTGCGCTCATAAAACATTTCCTTTCCCGGGCGAACCCGAGCAAACACAAGTGAGCTGCCATGAGACGGCGGACTTATCCGCCGTCTCACAACAGGGATGGGTTACCGGGTTTGCAGGACGACGGTCGAAGACAGCGTCGGAGGCACGGTCCCACCGATTGGGTAGTAGGGCTGCAGCGGCTTCTTCCACCACGGCTGCCCATCGAGGCGCAGCATGAAGCGGAATGCCTTTTCCCCGGTGAGGAACGCGACATGAATGGAGCTATCGGCGCGGACCTCGTTGCGCTGCGCGAGCAGATAACCATCGGGGCCGAAAAGGATGATGTCACCCTGCACTCCGACCGCGGCGCACTGTTCGATCGGGATGACCGGACGGCCGAAGAGAAGACCATAGCCGGTGTTATTCCCATTCATGCCAGGAGGCGTGAAGATGAGGTATTGACCGAGCGACGGCGAACCCAAGGTAAGCGGGTATAAGCTGGGTTCGATGGACTGATTGATATACCACACCGCATTCTTGCGATATGGCGCATAGAGCCGACTCCACATGTTCAGGACGTCCGTCGTGGAAGGCCCGGTGCCGGCCGAGCCTTCACCCGAAGCGTAGGATTGGACGATGGTCGACGGCGAGTTGTTGATGCCCAGCGGCTGCCCGGCGCCAGTGCCATTGATGATTGATGCGTCGGTCTGGAACGAGAGTTCCTGAGGGACGATGTCATCGACGTAGCTCTCCAGCATTGACGTGTCTTCCAGCAGCTCCTCGGTAGCATATACGAGCGAGATGAGCTTGTTGGCGACCAGCTGAACTTCGCGGAACTTCGGCTTGGTGCCGGTGTAGTTCTGCGCTTCAGCGAGCCAGTAAGACAGGATTCCGCCCCACCGGCTTCCGTCGACGCGGCTATCTTCATCGACGGCGTTAATGACCATTCTCGCGGAGTTCATGCTCATGCGCTTAACGCGCTTCGCAACTTCGCCAGTGTTGTAGATGCGCTCGAGCAATTCGGCATTGTATTCCGGCTCGACCAGGAAACCGCCATCGGCCGGCACGGTCTCCGAGCTGCCCAGCGCCGCCACGATGCGAGGATCCGCAAGATGTGATCGACCCTGCTGAATCGCCACCGTGCTCTTAGCCAGGGCGCGTAGCTGATCACCGATGCCGTTCCATGGTTTATCCTCGGCACGGTTGTGAACATCAGCGATGCGGGCGCTGGCGCTGGGGATGCTGCGCTCTTCATCGGCGAGCTGCTCGGCGCGCTTGATGTCGGCGTTGAGGGTGGTGACGGAGGCCATGAGCGCGTCATATTCGGTACGCTCGGCATCGGTCAGATCACGGCTTGCGGCGCTGGCTGCCCCAAAGATGGCACTGGCCTTCGCGAGCGCATCCGCCTTCTTTTGGCGAAGTGCTTTCAACATGGAATCGGCTCCTTGACGGTTACGAATTACGGGGGGACGTCGGCGCTCGCCGGCTTAGGCCGGTCGCGTCGACATATTGAGGAAGCATCGGCTCCCAAGATTGAAACGAAAACTCTTAAAGCGCCGCGATCTCCAACTGGCGGCGCATCATCGCGTGAGCCTCGCGAGTCTTCGCGCCGGACGCGCTCGCGCAGGTGCAACCCTCGCAAGCACAGTCGACGCAGGTGCAGGCTGCGCAATCGTCATCATCCTCACAGGCATCGCAGGCGCAGGTGCATTCACCATCGCTCGCGTAAGGATCATCGTTTGTCGGGTCGCCGCCCCCGCCGTCGTCGGCGCGCATGCCCGGCTTGGCGGAGGCCTGCGTCGACGCCTGCGATCCGCCATTGCGACTTACTCCGTAGCCTTCGAGCACGTCGTCGAGTGTACCAACGCGATCGGCCATCCCCAGCTTGACGGCCCTCTTCGCATCGAACACACGGCCCTGGCCGAATTTATTGTGAACGTCATCCTGCTTGACGCCGCGGCCGCGGGCGACCGCTTTCTCGAACGCGGTGCCGAAGGTATCGACCATCTCTTGCATGTGGGCCCGCGCGTCATCGCTAAGAGGCTGGACATTGCTCGTTTCAGCCTTGTTCTCGCCGAACTTGACGAGGGTAAGCTTGATGCCCTCGTTTTCGAGCATCTGCGAGTCATCTTCGTGCACAGAATAGACGCCTATGGAGCCAGTGAGGGAGGATGGACTAACAACCATCTCAGAGGCCTGCGAAGCGAGATAGTATGCAGCGGAGGCACATAGACAATTCGAAACAGCGGTGATCTTCTTCTGCTTTCGCGCGTTATAGATCACGGTCGCGAGCTCGTCGACACCGTCTGTTCCACCGCCCGGTGAATCCACGTCCAACACAATCGCGCGCACGTTGGGATCTGCTGCAGCCTGGCGGATCTGCTGCATCAGCTTTTCGGTAGAAGTGCCCTGCGGGCCCGACATGTCATCCATCATGCTGCCTCGATGCATGATCAAGCCGTAAATAGGAATCACAGCCACCGAACCGGAGCTCGCGGCAGAGACTGTCTGCGTGCGGGCCGCGCGAATCTCGTTCGCAGCGCGGATGGCAGTAATCGTCTCAGCCGACGCCATGCCGCCATTGAACTTTAACTCCAGGAACGTGAGGATCTCGTTCATCTTCTGCTCATGGATATACCAGAGCTTACCTGCCACAGCCTGCCTGATGTGCTGATAGCTTTTCAATTCTTTCCTCCCATATCCATGAGGCCGATCTGCTGCAGGGAGACACCAAAGATTTTCGCGATTTCTTCGGCTTGAAATTTCATCGCATCGCAGAACGCTAAATCGCCTCCAATTAATGGAACCGGATGGAAGACAAGGTTTTTCAATTCAATATCGTTGCTTTTCAATTCACTCCTCCTACCGCGAGGGTTGCAAGCCAGATAGATTCGGTCGCCGCGAAGCGATCGATGAAATCATATGCCGCCGACCGCTCGCCGGCGTCCAGATAGGCGCCCAGCTGGTTGGCGCGTTCAAAATGTGCCTGGCGCGCCGGCACGAGCTCTGCGGCATCGAGCCGGAGGACTTCGCCGATGAATTCCAGGTGCGAGGAATAGAACTCCTCGAGCTGATAGGCGTTTGCGTTCCGCTCGACCATTTTGCGCAACGCCGCAACCTCCTTGCGGACACAGCGATCGGCCGCGGCCGCGGCCAGCACCTTCAGACGCTCGCGCGTAACCTCCGGAGGCAGAATGGAGCCGTCGCCAAGCTTGATGACGGGCTCGCTCTTCGCCTGCTCGCCGTCGCCGGCGCTCTCGTCATCCTGCTCGTCCTCGTCGTCTGTCTCGTTCGGCTGCGCGGCCACCGGCAATGCGCGCGGCGCGGGAGCCTCATCGAGAGCGACAAGCGTGCCAAGCCGCCAGTAACGGCGCCCGGTGCCATTGGGCAGCGGATTCAGATCTTCGAGCATACGGACATCGTCCTGGCTCATCCAGCCGTAACCGATGGCCTGCGTATAGGCCGTGAAGCGGCTAGCTGTATCACCGCGCAGCAGCGCGGACATCGAGAACTTCGCGAAATACTTCGTCGACGTGAGCAGGTCGCGCTGGATAGCCTGCTCCCACAGCACCAAGCGCGGTAGGATGCAATGCGTCGCGTACATGATATTGAACTGCTCGACGCTGGCATAGGTGGCTGTCTTCTCCGTTTCGCCGATCAGGTGCGGAGGCACGCCGAAGATGCTGCAGATCTTGATGCGCGAAAACTTCTCAGCATCGATGAGCTGCTGATCGATCGGCTTGACGCCGAGTTCCTTGATCGTGATGCCAGGTGGAAGCATTCCCGCCTTGCCGCGGTTCGCGCCGACCTGTCCCTGCTGCCATTTATTTCGGAAGCGCTCCTCATCCTCTTTCGTCTTGAAATTGATGCCCTCGAAAACGAAAGGCGGCCGCGCATCGTTCTTAAGGAAACGCGCGCTATAATCCTGCTGCGCAAGGGAGAGCCCGATCAGATCCGTAGCCATCGCGATCGTCGACTGGCCTACGGCGCCGTTATCGCTGAAGTTACGAAGGTGAAAGACCTCCTCCTGCACCAGGTTGCGCGTTCGATCGGTGTTCGGATCGTTGTATACATAGCGCAGCCTGCCGCTCGGCTTAATGCGCTCCACATGCACGCGGTCCGGGTGCATCGGGATGAGTTGATCAACCGCGCCGCGCGGCCCTGGCAGAATCTCCGCATAAGCATTGCCGCGGAGCTCAAGATGTCCCTGCATCATCTGCTTGAACTCGAACGCTGTCTGCTGATCGTTCGGCCGACTGTAAAGGACGTCATAGAGCGGATGATGATCGACGGCCTTCTTCGAACCGTCTGGAGCCTCGGTATAGATCTTGCAAGGCATCATGCCGAGGTTGCGGCCGATGACGCCCACGCAAGCGAGAACTGTAGCATCGCGCTTCGCCGATGTCTCGGTAACCCTCATCCCCGATGCGGATGCATTGCCAAGCGGGTTATACCAGTAATCGTCCCAGGGCGCCGGCGTACCGCTGACATCTGCGCGCAAGCCGAGAGCGCCGCGACTGATGCTCTCGATCAGTCCCACTATTTGCCTCCGCGGCGAATGCGGTCATAGACCAGGAAGAAACAGCAGCCGGCAAGCATCAGGCCGCCGATGATAAATCCGAGTGGCCGATAGATCTGGCGGAGACCGAAATCGAAGAGGCAGAGTCCGGCGATGAAGCCGATCTCCGGAATGCCTTTCAGCAGCTTTTCGTTCATACCCATCCCATCTTGTCGGGGTCTGTATATGGATCCCCGGGCTGCGCCATCAAACGCGCTACGGCCATGATCAGCGCGATCGTGCCGTCGATCTTGTTCTGCACCCGGTTGCGTACCGGGTAAATATTCTCTTTGCGATCGCGATGGCAGACGGTGTTTGCGACCATCCACTTCAAAACGGGATTGCCATCATAGTGAAAGCGGCCGCTGAGAACGATCGCCTCAAGCTCTTTCATTGGGGGCGACATATTCTCAACCGTCTGCTTGATCTCGACAATCTCGACGCTTTGATTCCAGTCATCGCGCTCCTGCAGGAACTGCACCAACGCCGCGGCGTGGAACGGATCGAAGACCAACTCGCGAAGGTTCAGCGCCGTCGAGTCCGCGGCCAGGTCCTCGTTGACCTTGCTATACGACGTCACGTTGCCCGGCGTCTGGATCAGATAACCGCGCTCGACCCAATTTTGGTAATGCGTGTTGCGCTTGTCCTGAATCGTCTCCTCGTTCAGATAATGCCGACTGAAGCAATAGAAGTGATCGCCATCCGCCAAGGTTCTCTTGAAGAGCCGAACTGTGGACGTCGTATCTGTCCGAGAGGCCAGATCGGCCGCCTGTACACAGGCATCGCCGGCGAAGTTCTCAATCCTGAGCCCAAGATCCGCGCACGCCGCGAACTTCACCATGTTCATCCAGGGCGAGTCCGCGCCACCCCAGATATTGAGGTTCTTCGTCTTGAAGTCATTCTGCTGCGTCGCGCTCTGCGTCGCCTGGAACTGATCGTGGTCGATCACCTCCGGATTCACTGACACCCCATAATTGGGATTCGCCATCAGCAGCGCTTTTTTCGATTTCCAGTCAACCCCCTCATCGACCGTGAAGATGATGCCGAAGAGCCGCTCATTAACGCGAAGTCCCGCGAGGACCTGCTGCACCTCGAGATGCTTGTCATAGCATGCCGAGCTAAGATCCGTTCCAGCTGTCGTGATCTCCATCAGCAGCGCCTGGCGCTTACCAACCATGCCATTCCGCGCCCAGCTCAGGAGATAAATGCTTTTGAGCTGATGAACCTCATCGGCAATAACGCAGCTCGGTGACGGCCCATCACCCGGATTCGCCTTCAATGCCCTGAAGGTACTCGCGGTCTTTGAAATGACAATGCTCGCCGCATTGCACCAGATGCCGAAGGCCTCGCGAAGCTGAGGAGTCTTCTGCGCCATCAACATCGCAGCGCGGAAAACTTCACCCGCCTGCTCTTTCGTGGTCGCGCCGGCAAATACTTCGGCTCCATACTCGCCATCGGCGCAAAGCATGAAGAGTCCAGTGCCGGCGGCCATCGGCGTTTTGCCATTCTTGCGCGGGACCTCGAGGTAGGCCTCCGTGAAGCGGCGATAGCCGGTTTTCTTATCTACCCATCCGAAGATGCAGCAGAAGATGAAGATCTGCCATTCGCTGAGCCGGATCGTCTCTCGCCGCCCAGCGTGGCCAAGGAAGTCATCCTTGACGTGCGGCAGTCCTTCGAAGAAATCGCAGAAGCGGTTCGCCTTCGCTGCGTCGAAACGCCAGCGATAGTTCGCCCGCCGGCTCGCCTTCAGATCATCGAGATGACGCTTGCACGCCTGGCGTACTTCCTTACACGCCAGAATGTTCTTACTGCAGATCTCCCTTGCATACTTCTCCGCCCGTTGCGCATAGGTCAGCTCAATTGGGTCGAGCGCCGGCAGTTTCTTCCGCGATCTTTTGGAACCTGTTGTCGCTCGGGGCATGCGGGGTGGTTCCTCCCAGTGGCACGATGCTCACCTTCGAGCGATCGGCCGGGTTGAGCCCCATCTTTCCGAGGAGCATGCTGAGCTGCGACAATTCGGTACCCTTGAGATGCCCGTAGCGCTGCTTCTCCATCAGCCTGCAAACAATCTCGACATGCCAGCGGTCAGCAGACGTGAGCACACCAGGAGGTGCAAGTTCGATGAGCTCGTTCCAAAGCGCGAGAAGTCTAGTCGACTTCAAATATCCAGAGTTCGGAAACTCGATGAGGAACTCCGCCGGCGGCGTGCCAATCGGACCTTCAGGCTTTGGCTCGTTCGCACGATCCGCCTTACGCTCCGGATGCTTCTCAAAAGCGCCGATGCGCTCGAGCTCTGCCGTCGGTTTGCGGGGGCGTCCCATAATTGCGTCCAGGTCTTACGGCGACTGAGAACCCTTCCGGGCTGATTCGATCATCACGAGGCCCTCCAACGGGCGGCTATGCATCACGGAAGCGCCATCGTGAATGCGCTTGATTGACGACACTTTCACAGCTCAAACATGCCGAAACTTGGGTTTTGGAGATGCACAAATTGCACGCTGAGACGGTCTAGGGACGGAGGTCGCCAGAGATTTGACCCCCTACCCCTACGTATTGATTCCATTGATCTTATCTTCCAAATCCACCGTCTTCCGTAGCCGTCTTTCGATCATGATCGGCCTTCGTGAGACCCTGCCAGTTATTCGGGTCCCAAAAGAGCTTCATATCGCCACGATGAGGAACAATGTGATCAACCAGCTCGGCGGCGAACAATCGACCATCATGCGACTCGAACCAATCGACTGCGATCGGGTGCGCCTTCAAATATGCCGCCGCCGCCTTCTGCCAGCGATAGCCATACCCTCGCTGAGTTGAAGACTTGCGTGTCTCTCGACCTTTGCCCTTTGCTTTGCATGCTCCACAGTACCGCCCGGTCGCTAGGCTATGGCAGCCGGTAGATGCGCATGGATGCTTTGCTGCTATTGGCATCGGGGATGCCTAAAGCTTGTCGATCTCGGCCTTAGCTTTTGCCTCAGCCTTGGCCGCATCGGCTTTGACGAACGCAACCACTTTCTTATAGCCGAAAACGATCACGGCCAGGACAAACAAGACTGCGACAACGATCACGACGGTGTGCATAGTGACTCTCCTATTGCTGTTGAGGTTTATGTTGCAAGAGTGCGAACGCGCCAGTAATCGCCATCTGGCCGGCCGTCTCATGGTGGATCATGACAAGAACCATTCCGCCGAGCCCGAGAGCGCCAGCGATAAGCTGAGCTTCGATACGGTTCAGCGTTTCGATCAACGCCTTCATTGCGTCAAAGAATTTCATCTATTTCCTCGAGACGAGCAGCTCGCAAAAACCGAGTGTGCCGAGCGCGTCGAGCGCTGATGTCTTCGCTCCGTTCGATCCGGCCATGGCCATGCCGACACCAGCTGCGCCAGCTCCACAGATGGAATGCTTGAGACCACCGCCGAGGCGATGCCAGAACGAACCTCCTTTGGCAGCTTTCTCCCATGTATCGCGCTGCGTCGTCAGATCGGCGACTTGCTTTTGCGTATCAACGGACGTCTTCGTGCAGGCATTCAGCTTGTCTGCATTCTCCTGGCACGAAACGCCGTAATTCCGAAGCGCGTTCATATCGTCGGCAGGAATAATTACCTGCTGCTTCTGTGGACCGTCGGGCAGCTGCGGATTCACCGGAGCCGTTGTTACCTGCAATGGCTGAGGAAGTGATGGAACGAGCTTGCTCGCATCGATGACAATCTGCTGAGGAGTTGCCGGCGTGCTCTTCTGCGCCTCGAGCACCTGCAGCTGCTGCTTTAACGTCGCAGCGGTTTGCTGCTCATCGCTCTTCAGCGCATCGATATCCTTCTGCTGCACGGCTGTTGAAACAGAAGCCTTCGTCAGTTCATCATGCGTTTTGAGCCATCCGTATCCCGCCCAGACAAGAATTCCAAGCAGCACAACGCAAACGGCAACCGTGAATTTGTGTGCCAGCGTCATTGCGGGATCTCCATATGCCGATGCCGGCGCTTTCGATCGATGAGCTGCGTGAACAGCGCGATACTGTTCAAAACCGTCAATCCAATTCCGATGAACGCCGTCGATCCGTGAAGCCAGCTCTCGTCGATCGAGATCTGCTCATGCAGCGAATCGAAATGGTTCTTTTCCTGCATGGTGAGGTTGTAAATGTCTTCATGCAGAAGCTTCCGATCGTCGCGCGCCGACTGCTCCTGCTCCGCAAGAATGAGAATTCGCTCGTCGGTTCGCGCATTGACCGCGTCCTGCGTTCGATCGAGCGGGGGCGCCGCGGCCAGGAAGAGACTGGTGTGAACATGCTCTGGTCGATGTGGAAGAATTCCGTACCTTAGCGCCAATCCCGATCCTGTGAATGCGCTCAGCAGAACAAGCGATGCAATGCCAATCAAAATTCGCATATCGGCAAAATCTCCCGTTGGCGTGGTGCGCTTTTCGGATGGTGAGCAGTTTTTTGGCTGCAGGCTGAGAACGTTTGGCGATGCTGCATGACTCAGACGCATGCAATCTCCAGTCTTCCTGTTCAGTGCGTTGGGGGGGCGCGACGAATCACATCGCCATAAGCTGGAGATTCGCCATGAGCCTTGACTCGCGCAATCGCGCGTTCAATGAAATCTTCGGTCGCAAGCCTTTTACCGGTTCGTGGGCACGATCGAACAAGCCTCATCTCTTCGCTCATGCCTGCAGTCTTCGACTTGCCGTAAAGACCGGCATTCGCCTCTACATCCCGCCTCGTTAAAGCGGGACTGCTGAACCGTGACTCCCTCGTCTGATTGAGGTTCGGATCGCTGCTTATGCGATAGGCGATGTGCTCGCCATTCAGAGCGTCATATAACCGCTCAAACCTACCTTCGTCAACGAGACGCTCGCCCTTGACGAAGCCCGTTGTACGAACGATCCTCCACCCGGAGTGTTCATCCCCGGTGTAGACGAGGAACTCTTTGCTTGCCAGTCGATGGTTGCGAGCCATAGCAGCTCGCGAGGAGGTCTCAATCTGGGCGAGTTAAGAGGCGGGTTTCCCGGCCTTTGCTATTCACAACCTACGCCGTGAATCCCGAATCGGGTGCGCCGCTCGCCGCGGATCAAATTGTCTACTGAACAGTTGCGAACTTAATTCAGAACAAAAAACGGTGCAAGTGGAAAACAGCGTTTTCAGTCGAAAGAATATCTGCGAAGGTCTATCGCATGCCAACACGCGCGTCGGGTCCGCGCGGCTGCTCCCAGCGATCACGAGGCCACGAACGCGGATCCGCCCAGTGGCCGCCGATAATAAATTTACGCGCGCCCCAGGGAAAGCGCATGTCCTCGCGCGCTTCGCGGTATTCGCGCCAGGCCGCGATCATCGCCGCCGCCACTTCGGCCGGAGACATGCGCTCGCGATCGCAGTACAGCGCAATCGCCCTGCGAATCTCTTTCTCGCGGCGTGGTTCGGCGATGCCAACCTCCGCGCAAACGGCGTGCGCCGCCTCGAGGAGTTGGGTATCGCGATTCGGAATCCCGGTGTCTTTCCCCTTCCCGCTTGCGGGGAGGGGTAGGGGAGAGGTTGTTTTGTTGTTTTGAGTATTGCTTATATAAGGGCGTCCCTCCGGAGAGACAGTTTTGGCTCCCAGAGAGACAGCTGCGTCTCTCGGAGAGACACCCGGATCGGCCTTTTCCGCAGCCTTTTCCACAAACAAACTGTCTCTCTGAGAGACAGTTGCCTTGCGTTTTACAGAATGCGAACTGTCTCTCACAGAGACAGTTTTGCCCTGTGTCTTGCCGAGCACCTTTTCGACCTTCGCCCGGAGCTCCGCCACGATCGCTTCCGGGAAAACATACGATGCTCGCCTGCGGTCGTATTGCGCGCCGAGATGCGCGGCCAGGTCCTTGAGGTCGACGAGCTCATATTCGGCCGCGCGGCCCGGAGCTCCGCCGCATGCGCGCAGCATCCCGATCTCCTGCATGATCAGCAGCGCGCGGCGCACCGTGTCCTTGCTGATTCCCGAGCTCTCGGCCATACTTCGCAGACTGAACTTCGCCATAGAGCCGTAGCAATGGCGCGTAGCCTGAACGTACACCAGCACCGGCAGGGAGCCGATGACCGGCTGATAGGCGTCGTAGAGCTCGTTATCCTGCCAGCAGTGTCCCGGCTTGCGTCGATCGCGCAGCCCAATTTGTTCAGTCGTTCCCACGGCCCGATCCTTCCAACTTCTATTTGCAACGATGAGTGATATTTAATCGCGAGGTACTTCGCCGGCGACGGTGATCGGCGCCAGGCTTGGAGATGGTTGCCAGTTCGCGGATGCATGGCGTGTGCACATCGGCGTCACGCCTTTCGCTGTGCGAGCTTGAACGCCGGCATCCGAGCGCGCGCTCGGGTTTTTCGCGACAAGCCGCGTTGCGACGCGCAGAACGCCGACGGCCGCACATAAGGTGCACACCTTCGCGGCAGATTCAGGCGCGCGATCACCCAAATCTGGATTGAAGATCTTCTTTTGCTCAGCCGCCGGCGTTCGCCGCATCCTGGCCCCATCACCGCCGCGCTTCATGCGAGCTTCGTCGGCCGCTCCGCGGTCAACAATCTCGCGGGCTCGGCCCGAGGCGGATCACCGAAGAAATTTCCGACGGGATCACGCTCGGTAAGCTTCAAGAACTGGATTTCCATCTTCGCTGATTCGATGATGGTGCGCGCAACATGACTGACCGCATGCGCGCGGGCGATCTCCATCGGGTGCTCCTGGTCCTTCAATGCCTCGAGCGTCTCAAAGAGATGGTTGCGCAGATCCGACATTTTGTTTTTCATCAAGCCTCCGCAGCTTGCGGTTGAGAGCTCCGGTCAGCTGGATGACTTCTGCCAGCTCCTTGGGCAGATTATGAACAGTGTTGCGAAGCATCAGCTCGCGACGGGAAATAAGCTCAAAATTCTCGATCACGCAATGAGCGCGATCGCCATCTCTAAAGACGACAGCATGGCCGGGCGGGATTGGACCGTACGCCTGCTCCCAGAGATATCGATTCAGTAATGGCCAAATTTTCGTGTTGCCGAAACCGTAGGCTTCGCCCGCTACGCCTTCACGGATTTTGATCCGGAGAAATCCTTCTCCGTCGACCCGGATCGTTCCAATTGGGCACCAATTCTTGGCGGCGACTCCGCGGCGCTCGCCCTTCCTGAATTGCGTCTCGCGCATCCGTCCGGCCGACCATCCTGGCCGGCGCAGCCCCTTGTTCGCCGGGACATGGCCTGGCTTGAATTGCGTCTTCTTCCCAACATGCACGCCACGGCGAAGACGACAGGCATCCGGGCTTGCCAGATAAGCCGCACTCTTGTGCAGGCCCATCTTCCACGCCATCTGGTAGACGCAGGAAACGGATCGTCCGAGCTTGACAGCTAACTTCTTCGTCGCCACGTGCGCATACATAGCGCGGATGATCTCGAGCTCGTCCGCCTTCCAAAATCGCCTCATTCGGGATCCTCTGCATCCGGATTTGCAGTTTTCGGCTTTGACTTCACGGCCCGCATGTTGATCAGGTGCTGCAGCAGCTGGGGCAGCTCGTCGCGAATCATCTTGACAGCGTCAAACGGCTGCAGGGCAGGATCTGTCCACACGGCCACGTCCTGCGGGCGAACGACAAGAACGATGGCCGCTTTCGCGTTGCCGCCAATCCACTTCGCCGCGCCTTCCAGCGAATGCGTGCTCGTGAGGTCCCAACCCTTCTTCGCCATCGATCAGAACCAAGCCTCAAGCGAACGAGTTGCGATGGCCACGACTTCTTCGTTTGTAGCCGGCCGCGGCTTGGCATCTACCCAGCCGCCCTTGCCGCGCCAATACACGCCCGCATGATCGCGATCGGCATGAAAGGTTCGCGTTACCAGGGTGACAGTGCCATCCTCAGGCACTGAGAGGTGAATCTCGTCTTTCGTTTGGTCGTAAGACTGGCCGGCGCTGTAAATTTCGAGATTCTGCTCGTAAAGCCTCACCGGCACCGGATCAACAGTCACGCATGCTTCATCGCCGCATTTAATCGTCGCGCACTGAAATTCCTGCACAATGCCGCTGCCATAACTGCCGATGAAGCGATGCTGCTTATAACGGCCGGCGACAACCGTGCTCTTCAGATCCCAAGGATGGGAGTGAATCGCCGAGACGCCCGGAACCTTGAGCGAGGAATCCCAGATATGCAAGCGCACCTGATCGGATAGATACATACGCATCATGCCAAGTCCCTGCACTGACCATGCGAAGCCCAGCGGTTGACGCAGGATATTTTCGACCAACAAACGGGTGTATTGATCCATCACCTTACCTCGATTTTGTTTTGTTTCAGCCACTCGCCGACGGTCATGTCATTCGAATTGAGAATGAGATCGGCGCTCGCGCCGTTCGGATCGTCATCGTCATCCCCGAGCAGCGGCCTGGTCTTTTCGATCAGGCGATCCATCGCTTCCCAGAGCTTGTCGCTGCGCGTCTTCAGCAATTGGAGCTGCTCCAACCCTTCCCGCGTGATCGATGTCTTCATGCGCGTACATCCCTGTTCGCGAGTTCGAGGAGAACATCGGCATGGCATGGCTGATCGAGTGGACACCAACAGGCCAGGTCCTTGCCGCGCAGCTCTGAGAAATCAACGCCGATAACCAGCATCCCAATTACATCGCCACGGTAGTTTGCGATTGCTCGATCTCGCCCATATTCCTCGATTGAGTACCGGTTGCCCCATTTCGTTGGGCGCCCCACATACACCGCGCCTTCGGGCATCTTCCATCCCTTCGTGCGCTTTCGCTGGATGCGCTTTGGAGTCATGCGGGCACCTCCGGGAACTGCTTCCACTCCTGGCCGTCGAGCCACGCTCCGGCCGCTTTCTTGCCCATACGGTAGAGATCCGGTTCATCATCCCGGTGACCCTCATCCGACGCCAGATTTTCCTTTTCGAAAATCCATCGACCATCGAACCACGTCGCCGTCTCGACTACTCCGCTGCTACGCTCGACATTTTCCCCGGGCGTCCACTCCCCCCACTGCTTGAAGAAGAAAGCAACATCTGCCGCTTGACACTGATCCCGCAGTGATCGCGCCCAATCCGGATGCATAGGCCGCGCTCCAGGCCCGCTCTCGCCGCCGGCGATGACCCAGCGCAATCCTTCGGACCCATAGAGCACATCCTGCTTGACGCCTTCGCGAACGCGAAACCCGATCGATAGATCGACAGGGCCCAGCAGCGGCTCCGCAGATATGAACCGCGCCGCGGCCGGTGTCCGCAAGAGCAACGGAATGCGCTCGTCCGCGTACTTCTGATTTTCGACCGAGATGCCGAGCCACACATTCGGCAACGGGTAACCGCTGTCCTCGATCATCCCCGCAGCGCAGGGCGAGAGGTAGGGAACAATTTCATACGCCGCGTTAATCCAACGCCGCATGTCCTTTTCTTCGGCGACCTGCTGAAAGTAGTGCAGCATCCGCTCGGGCCGCTTTGTCAGCACCTGAAAGGTATGCTCTGGGCGCAGCGCCATGACCGCGAAAACCCGATCGATTTCCTCATCCGGCAAGTTCTCATGAAAAAGATCACTCATAGAGTTCACGAAGATGCGGCGCGGCCGGTTCTCGCACTTGCAACTTCCGCCATCGCGATCGTCCTCGCCGCAGCCGCCATAGCAAAACCCGCAGATTCTCAAAATAGGCTTCCAGCGAAGCGGATCGAGAAGATGCCTCTCTACAGGCAGCACCACGCCATTCCACTCATCCGTGCGCTCGCCGGCAGCATTGATGCGCACGAGGCCCTCGTAGGGCTGCCCCGGCCCACTGAAACGCATCGCAACCTTACTGGCATAGCAGTTCTTACAGCCTGGCGACACCGGACTGCAGCCGCGGATTGGATTCCACGTCGCATCCGTCCACTCGATGCCGGTCTTCGCGCTCACTGCACGCCTCCGCGAGTGTCGGCGCGCTCGATTATCACCACATCGCCAGTGCGACGAAAACGATAGACAGCAGCCGGGTCAGGCCTTGCCAGTATCTTCAAAACGCCGAAGCTGATCTCGACGCCCTCGATCCACAGGGTGCGCTTGGCCATGTCGATATCGATCGCGAGCGGCGCATTGCTTTCGTCCATCACCCCTCCTCAATCTGCTTTTTGAGCTCTTCATTCGTAATGCAGAGCACGGCCAGCATCACCCGATTGTCGAGACCGAAATCGCGATACAGCACCTGCAGGCCATTCTTCACGAGGGCCGTCTTGATACCGAGCTCGAAAGCTATATCGCAATCGCGCCAGCCCTGGCTCACACGGCGCGCGATGGTTCGCTCCCGCGGCGTTAGCTGCCTCATAGATACCTCCAGGCCTGCAGCGAGATCAGAGCCAGCAGAGCCGCGTCGAGAAGAGCGAAGAAGATGGTGATGCGTTGGCGCGTCATGCGATCCTCCGGAGTAAACTGTTACCATGCAAAAAGCCTGTCCGGGTAGATTCTCCGAGGCAACTCTCAAACTCATCCGCGAAGATCCGACAGCTAAAGATCGCGAGCACCTGTGCGATGTCTGCGGCAAAAAGGTCATGGTCGATCATGAATGGGAGCAATGGCTGCCAGCGCACCATTACCCTCCACCGCAAACAAAGAGCAAGCCTTATCGGAGCGGCAAGCGATAAGCTCACGCGATCACCTGCGAAGGCTGCGCTGCTGAGACGGCCGACGATCTCTTCTTCGGGCCGCGCTTCCTTTGAATCAGAATGCGCACGCGATCCAGGATCTCGGCCGGCGTGCAGGCCACGCCCGCCACAAAGGCTTCCGCGCAATCTACTCGAACATGGTTCGAATTGTCGGGATCGAAGAGCATCACCGGAACTTCGGGAGCGATCAGCTTGACGCTTCTGACAAACTCCTCGGCGAGATACACGGGCGGCCGATAACGCGCCACGATCAGATGAACGCTGTTAGAACCAAGCGCGTCGAAGGCTTCGTCGGCCGTATTCACGCCGATCACGCGATATCCATGAACCCAAAACATGTAACCGCGAACGCGCAACGCATGATCCGTTGGATCGAAGAGGAGAATGACGCGCCGAGGCCTCATCTAACACCTGCGGCCCGCAGGGCTTCTCTCTTGGTGCGTCCCACGCCAAGGAGCGCGCCCGTCTCGCGATCGCGAACCCTATATTCCCAAACGCGTAGCTCACTGTCGACGAGGGCAGTTATGCGCGGACGGCCGTAGGTTTTCTTTTTTTGAGGTCTCACAGATCGCTCCAATCCTGCATGTCGCGGCGGACGGCATATTCCGGCGTGCAGCCGTCGTTGTAGTAGCGACGCCAGGCGCTGGGCGAAGCCTCGTAGAAGTTGCGGCGCAGATCCTCGTCCCAATCCGGGCAGAGCCGGATCGAGACGCTGGCCAGGCCTTCGAGCCATTCCTCGAACGTGGAATCGGCTTTGGTCCGCGCGGCAATGTTGCTCACTGGCCGATCCAGATCGCGATCACCGTCAATACGAAGATGATCACGACGCCGATCATCAGTCGGTTGACTGCTGACGCCATCTGCCGCCGCATCCGATCGATTGCTGGTTGCTTGTTCATGCATCTGCTCTCCTTAAAAATCCGTGCAGCTGAGCCGGCGTCATCGCCTGACATGGCTCGACCGGCTCATCATGCGAGGACCCTGAACGAATCGGCCTGGTGCGCCGGGGCTGAACTGCTGGCTTCCGCCTGTGCCCATTGGCAGGGTTCGCCGTTGCGATCCGCCGTAATCCTCGGGTGCCTTTGCTGCACGCTTTCCCGCGCGTCTCGCACACGCGGAAAACCTGTTAAACGTCCTTCTTCTGCTTGATCACCCAAAAGAAGGCAACCGTCGAATCCTGGTTGCGGCTACTTAGCATGCGAAGGCCTTCGCGTTTCGCCATCGCCTGCAGCTGCGAACGCATATAGGTCATCCGCTTCTTATCGAGACCTGGTACGCGCACGGCGTCCTTCTCCACATAGCCGAGCCGTTTGATCTCGGCATACAAGCTGTCGAATTGACTGCCGCGAAAACCCAGGGGGGGGTCCGGCACATCCTTCATCAGGATTACATCGAACTTCAGCTCTTTCATTGCTGCTCCTCGGTCGGGCGGCATTGCCGCCTAATTCACACTTCCCCGTTCGGGTTTCAACGTCATCTGGACAGATTTCGATTTCGCGGCCGCCGCCGGCTTTGCCGGACTGAACTCAGCCCACAGCCGCTGAAACACATAGTCGCGAACGAACTTATGAAGCGCGTCAGTGTTCTCGACCTCAACGCGGATCCACAACTCGCTCAGATCGTCTATGCGCGTCATCTTGAGATCGGTGAGATCGCACGCGCCGAGGCGAATGATGGGCGCTTTGTGATCCTCCAGCGAGAAGAACTCTATGATCTGGCCCGGCACAATGGCCGCAATCTTCAGTTCCTCGATCGAGTTGTCATAGACATTGATCGACTCGTAGTTGTTGCGCAAAACATCGTCGCAGCACAGCACTTCCGCAGGCTTGAGCGTAAGCACCAGGTTGAACTTCCAGAACTGCTTGCCCGTCTTCCCGTCCTTCACGAGCTTGCCGCCGTGGAAATAGAACTGCGGCCGGCACTTTTCGAAAAACCTCATCGCGACCTTCTTCCTATCCGTGCCAGGTCATAAACCAAAACGCGATCGACCAGAAAATGCAAACCGTCAAAGAGCACACTGACCAGAAAAACCATGCCGGCCAGTGCTCGGTGCGATCGAGAAACCAGATCAGCATCCCGCGCGCGTAGTGCGTGTCGACGCCGGCGTCGATCTGGCCGGCCGGCTGCGGACGCAGACCCGCCTCCGCGAGCCCGAATGCCTGGCTCTGTACATGCGCGTGGAAGTCCGCTTCCAGCCTGGCGGAGATCGCCGCGCAGTCGGGACAATTCTCGACGCAATCGACGATGCGCCCATTGACCGGGCAAAGGTGAAGCGGCGACGCTATTTCAGAATCGGCGGCCGGGATCGCGAAGACTCCATCGGGATGCTGCGCTAGTGCGTGAATTCTGTTCATCTCAACCTCGTCCACCAAAAGGTGAATCCGAGAATGCGCAGGTGGCCGCTCCGCCACTCCGCTCTGCCCGGATGGAAAATCCAGCTGAGCCAACCGCCGCAGCGTTGCGGGGGAATAAAGGCCCACGTCATGCGGCTCTCCGCTTCTGCCGGCGCTGACGTTCACGCTCGCGGCGTTGACGGCGAATCTGGCTCGGCCAGGGCGCGCGAGTCGCCGCGCGCCTCAGCTCGAGGAGCTCGCGCTCATGCTTACGAATAGAGGCCGCAAGCGCGCGCAGGCAGCGCGGATGGCTGCAGACGTCGCAGAGCCTTCCGATCCACGAGCAGGAATCTCCGTCCGGCAGCCGGCATGGAGTCTCATCCGTGCATTTGCAGAAACGGCATATCCCAACGCGCACGCGATCGCTCACCGCTTCGCTCCCTTCTTCGCAGATTTCTTGGCGGTCTTCTTCGCCACGGGCTTGGCAGGAACGGCCTTCTTTGCCGTCGCCGGCTTCGCCCACGCGGAGCCGCCATCGACGCCGAGAATCTTGAGCAGCGCTAGGAATTCTTTGCGCCCATGTTCCGGGCCGTTCCAGTCACCGACAAAGCATTCCGAGTCGTCGCCGACGAACAACAGGCACACCGCGGCTCGCGCGAATTCAGGAGATTCAACCTTGAGGGTCTTCAGTCCCTTCTCAAGGCCAGGGAAGCGCTCTTCGTCCTCCGGATGCAGCCAGCCTGGCAGCGCACAGAGGATTACCTGGCGGAGCACTTCGCCGGACAGTTTGGACGTCTTAGCGATGGCCTGCCTGACAAGGCCGACGCGGGTCGCGTTCTCCACAGCAGCGAGCTTTTCGCGTTCCTCTCGCTTCGCGACATTCTCGGCGGAGTTCTGATTTCCGGGGCCCGAGGATTTCTCGGAGCGCTCCCACGCTTTCTTGTGGACCTTGCAGCCCGCAGCCGTGCAAACGAGCTTTTGGGCGCCAGGCTTCTTCTTTGGATCGCGGTTGTAGCCCTCGTCGAAGTCGACTGCGACGCCGGTCTTCACGAAGCCGCAAGAGGCCTTCTTCGCTTCGACCCATTGCCCGGCCTTGAACGTCTGCGCGAGGTACTTATCATTGCCGCTGTGAAGTGCGCGGGGAGCGGCATCGGAGTGCTTCCACGAGATCTTGACGGCGTCGGGGCCAGCCGCCTTCACTGCGTCGAGCTGGATCTGGACGAAGGCCTCACGTTTGGCATTGAAGCACGCGGCATCCGTGCAAACAGACTCCTCGATTGCCAGATCACCGAAGAGCGCGACGTTGTGCCCGGTATTCTTCGGGCACTGCGTGCAACCTCCCGCCGACGGAACGAGATCCGCATCAGCTAGGTCCCACGGCGCGCGCTTCAGCTCGAGCTTGATCTCGCGCTCGATGAAGGCCTTGAGGTTGAGTACCGACTGCGGCTCCCAATAATGCGCCCAGCGTTGGGAACCGCCGTTCTTTGCACTCGCGTCCTTGCGCGCAGACGCAAGCAGGTCCTCGGTCTTGTCCTTGCGCGTGCAGCTCGGCCGGATTGCAAAGCGCAGCGCCTTCTCCTGTTCCGCCAGCGCGAGCTTGGCGAGCAGCAGGGCGTGGTCGATGGTGATGAGCTTGTCGGCGAGCGCCTGGCGCGAAAAGGGAATCAGAGTGCGCAGCTTGAGCACGCGAACGACATGCTCGATCGTCTTGCCCACCCGCGCCGCAATTGCCGCGGGCGTGCCCAGCGACGGCAACAGCGCGTCGTAAGAGTCGGCCTCATCCAGAGGATCGATGTCCTCGCGTTGGAGATTGTCGACGAGCTGCGTCTCGCGAAACTCATCATCCTCCATGATGCGAACGAGCGACGGGATCGCTTTGTAGCCGAGCTTTTGGAAGGCAGCGAAGCGACGATGACCGGAGGCAATCTCGAAACGATCGTCACCGGCAGGCCGGACGACGATCGGCGCAATCAACCCGCTCTCCTCGATCGACTTGATCAGCTCGTCGAGCTTCACTGGATCGATCGATTTGCGCGGGTTTGTGGGCGAGGGAAAGATGCGGTCAAGCGGAAGATCCTGCACCTGGTCGGAGACGGTTGCGGAAACAGGCTTCGTCATTGCGCACCGCCTTGACGCGCTTCGCTAACAACCTTCTCGATCAGCTCATTAGTCAGCTGGGGCGCAATGAGGCCTTTACGTTGTTGGCTGATGGCGCGCTGCAGGATCTGTTTCGCGGCCGCGCGAATCTGCGCCGGCGTAGCTAGGCAATTACCCAAAACGCCGGTGCCCATCGGAGTCCGCAACAGAGACTGCTCGATCTTGCGAAGGACGATCTTTCTGTTCTTGTGCGTAAGTTTCGTCATCGCGCACCGCCTTCGGCCGCCGCTAGCTCCTCGTAAGCTTTTTTCCACGCAGATTGAGGCGAGATGCAAATAGGGCTCAGCACACCGCCGGCGTGCTTTATGAACCAGCACGGAAGCCCTTGCCCCTTCAGGTGCTCATAGAAATCTGAAACCGCGGTCGGAAACGCCCTCAGTACTTCGTTTCTGCGATTGATCTTCATTGCGCACCGCCTTCGCGGCGCAGCAAACCTTCGAGCAGACGCGGCGGAACGGTTTCGAGCATCTGCGTCGCGATACCCTGGCAGGCGTTGACGCAGGCCTTGATGCGCTTCGCATACATCAGGTCTTCTTCTTCGACCAGCGAGCTGCCCGCCATGTCGACCACGGTGTATCCGTCGGCATTGAGGACCTCAAGAGTCGCCGGCTCGTCGACCAGAGTCCACGGCTCGGCGAAGTTAAAGGGCGCGAGCGGCGGGTGAGGCTCCGCCGCGTACGCCTGTTCAGTAGAGACTTCCTCGCAAGGCCTCCTTTCAGGTTGTGAAGTAGGGGGAATTTCTTTGAGCGCCCCGATCAGGCGCAGCACGCGTCCCGTGACGCAGTCCGCGGAGTGGTGCAATAGCTCGGAAATCTTCGCGACGACCAGGCACTCAATGCAGCAAACTCGCCTCATGTCCTTCGCGAGTCGCTTTTCGGCCAGATCGCGGGCGGCAAAGAGGAGCTGCGCGAGGTAGACATCACGCATATTGCGCTCGACGGCATCGCCGATCATTCCGACGCGGCCGGTCAGCTTGAAGGAGCGCGACTCGGCGCTGACCCCTTCCTCGAGATCGATCAGGATGCAATGCCGGCAGGTGAGCAGCTCGTGATGGCCGGGAAGCTTGCCCGCGCGCACTCGCTCATACGGCTTGAGGATGGTCAGATCGACCACGACACCCGGGCGAATATCGATGATCCAGGAGTTTTTGCTGCAGAGACGGCAAGGCTGGGTGGGAATTTGTCCGGAATCGGACGTTTCGGCGGGTGGCTGTTGGACTTGGCGAGAATCGTCCAT